GGGGGGGGGGGGGGGGGGGGGGGCGGGGGGGGAGGGGGGGGGGAGAAAGGGGGGGAAAAGGGGGGGGGATGGGGGGGGGGGGAATGGGGCTCAGGTTCAGACAGAGACAGAGACAGAGACAGGGACAGCGAGAGGGACAGGGACAGGGGACAGGCGACAGCCCACAGGCAAGCGTGCGCGCGCGCTGGTTTCAGGTTCTGTAGGGGTATTGTCAAACACAGACACAGCGGCAGGGGCAGGGACAGAGACAGGCCGACAGCGACAGGGACACCCACAGGGACAGACACAGGGCACAGGGCACAGCCGACAGCCGAGAAAACCTGACAACCTGACGGAATCTGACCAGGGGAGCGGAAAGACGCGCGCCGGTACGCGTAGTCGCCGCTCCCCGTCAGTTGACCGGTCCGAGCCTCGGCGGCTGGGTGACCTGGTGCACTGGCAGGACCCGCTGGCGGTGGATTTCGGGCGGCGGATGTTCCGGATCATCACGCGGCGGGAGCCGCCGCCGGACCCGTTTGCGGCCACCGACGAGGACAAGAGCATCCTCGGGGCATGGTCGTCGCAGTGGGTCGATGTGTTCTCGAAGGCCCTGAAACCCGAGCAATTAGGGGCTTTTCTGGACCGGGTCGAGCGAGACGTGAATCGCAAGCGGGGCAAGCCGAACGTGAAGAACCTGGGGGGCCTGGCGATGGAGGTGATCGTGCCGGGCATCATCGCCAGGATGCAGGGAGGCAAGTGACATGGCGAAGAAGAAGGCGGGCAAACAGGCGGCGGCGAAACGGTCGGCCGCGAAGAAGACGGCCAAAGCCAAGCCCCCGCGGCGTTTGAGCGGGTCGCGTAAAATCCCTGCCAAACAGGGATTGCGGCCGAAACGGGCGGACGTCGGCTACAAGCGGCCGCCGGCGGAGCACCGGTTCCAGCCCGGTGAAAGCGGCAATCCGGCCGGTCCGCCGAGGCGGAAGACGCGGCTCTGGGATTACCTGTGCCGCTGGCTGGAGCTCACGCCGGCCGAGCTCAAGCGCGCGAAGCGCGGCAAGGAACTCACGGTGGCCCAGAAGACGGCCATCAAGCACGCTGAGCAGCTCATGAAGAAGGGCATTACCGGGACCGCCTGGCTGGCGGTTCGCGAGATCTGGAACCGGGACGAGGGCAAGCCGGTGGAGCACGTGCGGTACGAGCACGAGGAGGCGCTGAGCCACGAAGAGTGCGAGGAGATCCGGCGGCAGCAGCGGCTGATGCAGCAGGGGGAGGTTCACCACGGAGCCACAGAGGGCACAGAGAAATGCTGACGGACAAGCAGATCAACGCCGTGGGTCGGGCGATCGCCGTGTACCGGCCGCTGCCGGAGGCCCGGCGGTTCCACGCCAGCGGCGCCAAGTACCGGTGGTTCTTCGGCGGAAACCGCAGCGGCAAGAGCGAGGCGAACATCGGCTACGACCTGTGCTCCTTCGCCCTGGGCGTTCACCCGTATCGCGTGACGCCGGCGGCGGCGACGGTCTGGGCCGTGGCCCCGACGTGGGAGATGGTGGGCAAGATCCTGTGGCAGGAGAAGATTCGAAGCTACCTGCCGGCGGCCCGGATTCGCCAGATCGTCTGGCACAACAAGACGGCGGACATCCCGCACGAGCTGATGCTCGACAACGGGGTCCGGATCGAGCTCAAGGCGTTCGAGCAGGGCCGCGTCGCCTTCCAGGGCCGCGACATCGACGCCATCTACTGCGATGAGCAGTGCGAGCACGACAGCCTGGCCGTCATGCAGGAGCTGTCGATGCGGCTGCTGGACAGCGGCGGGTTCCTGTCGTGGTCGGCCACGCCGCTGATCCCCCAGGACTGGATGGAGGCCAGGGACCGCGACGGCGGTCCGCAGGATGCGGCGTTTCACGCGGACCTCAACGACAATCGCAGGAGCCGCGGCGGCTACATCGAGGACGCCGAGATCGACGCCCTGATCGCGGCGATGCCGGAGGAGGTCCAGGAGACCCGCGTTCGCGGTTACTTCGCGGCCTTTCTCGGGACGGTCTATAAGGGCTTTCGCCGCGAGGTGCACGTCCGGGATGTGGAGCTGCCCGCCGACGCCGAGCGGTATCGCGGGATCGACTTCGGATTCAACAACCCGTTCGTCTGCCTCTGGGTCGGTCGATACGGGGCGGACCGCCGCTGGCACGTCTACCGGGAGCACTACCGGGCCCAGGACTCGCTGGCCAACCACGCCCGGCGGATCCACGAGCTCAGCGGCGCCGAGCGGTACGTCGCGACGTGGGCGGACCACGACGCCCAGGACGCCTGGGAGCTGCGGCAGCTTGGGATCGAGACCCTGCCGGCGAAGAAGGACGTCCGGCTGGGGATCGAGCTCGTGCAGGCCAAGCTCAAGGTCCAGGCCGACGGCCGGCCGCAACTGACGATCTCGCCGGCCTGCGTCAATACGATCCGCGAGATGATCGCGTATCGGTGGCGAGAGGGGACCGAGAAACGCGACCCGCGCGATGAGCCGGAGAAGAAGAACGATCACTGCCCCGACGCCTTGCGGTACGTGCTGTACAGCGTCGAGGGCGGCAGCTATTTCCAGAGATGAGTCACCACAGAGGCCACAGAGGACACAGAGAATGAAATCGGAAATCGTAACTCGTAAATCGGAAATGCCCAAATGATTCCCGGCCATGAGCACTTTCCGGCAGAGCTCGATCAGCAGTACACGCGGCTGGCGTTGGCGGCGGCGTGGCCGGGCGAGCTCCGGCCGGGCTACGCCGTCGTCGTCGGCGTCTCGCGATACGGCCGGGTGGGCGGCCTTCCGGTCCTGAAGGTCTTGGATGAGGCCTCCGACGGTCGGCTGTGGGAGCTGACGGGCAAGCTGGCGGCGCTTCGGATGTACTACAATCCGGAGGAGCTGTGGGCGGACGCCTCGAACGTGGCGGCGATGCAGTTCTGCTCGGAGCGGCGGCTGGCGGTCCGCAGCTCGCTGCTGGTGGAGATGGATGGTCCGCTGGCCTACGCCCTGCCGGTCCTCAAGCGCCTTCGGGATGCGCGGCGGCTGGTGATCCCGGCGGGCTCTTCGCTGACGGGCGAGCTGATGACGGCCCCGGCGCATGAGGGCCTGGAGTCGCTCAAGCTGGCCGACTACCCGGCGATTGCGGCCCTGGCCTTCGCGGTCCTGGCCCTGGAGTCGGGCCGGTGGGACGGCCCGCCGCCGGCGTCTCAGACGTGGCGGCCGGAGAGGATCCTGTGAGGGCGTCAAGCGTCAAGCGTGAAAGGTGAAGCGTGAAGCGTGAAGAAGGGGACATCCCGACGACGGAGCGGCTCAGTATGGAGCGGCTCCGCGACCCGGCGCTCTGGGTAGCCCTGGGCCGCGAGCTTCGACTCTCGCCGCGAGAGCTCGACGTGGCGATCCTGCTGGCCACGGGCCGCAGCGTCCGCCAGATCGCCGAGCTGCTCGGGATCGAGCGGTTCACGGTCAAGACGTACCTGATGCGGCTCAGGCGCAAGGCGGGCGTAGCCGACCGTACGGCGCTGGTCGTCGCCCTCTACATGCGAAGCGGGCTGCTGCTGAAAGAGTGACGGATGCCATTACAATCGTAAATCGTAAACCGTGCCACAGAGGGCACAGAGGACACAGAGAGTGGAGCCACGACAGAAGACGCTGAGATTGGCGGACCGGATCGGCTGGATAGCCACCGTACTATCCGTGGCCGGCGTGGTGCTCAACAACTTCCGGCTGTGGCCGTGCTTTGTGCTGTGGCTGGCCAGCAACGGCCTATCGGCGTGGATTCACTATCGCACGGGGATGCGGTCGCTGATGGTGAGGGACCTGATCTTCCTGGCCCTGGCCGTCCTGGGCCTGTGGCAATGGACGACGTGATCGGAAATCATCAATCATCAATCGTAAATCATCAATGCTGCTTGTACTCCTTTGGACTACACGGGCGGGGAAAAAGTTTTGAAGAAAAGGCCGTTCAATCCATTCCAAACGCGGTTTCCTGAAAAAATCGACTGCAAGCAGTGCGGATTTTGGTCGGAGATCGCGGGTCGGTGTAAGCTCGATGCAACGACGCCGAAGCCGTGCGGACGAGGGCCGGACCGTCCGGCCGCGTGCGACTTCGGGCCTCGCGTATTGGGCTGAGACACCGATGCCTCTCATACCGCTTCTGATTACGGCGGGCATGCTGGCCAAGCAGGCCCTGACCCCGAAGCGACAGGCCGCTCCCACGATGCCCCAGGTCCCCGGCCCGACCGATGCCGAGGTCCTGGCGGCCGACCTTCGACTGCGCCGTTCGCTGGCCCGCCAGGGCGGCCGCGGCTCGACGGTCGTCTCCGGCGGACTGGGCGGCAGCGAGGCCAGGCTCACGATGCCCACGCTGATCGGGATGTGAATCGTGAAGCGTGAAACGTGAAACGTGAAGCGTGAAGCGAGACACCTCTGTCGCTTCACGTGGTACGCTTCACGAGGTGCGAGTGAATGGATGCGACGGCCGAGACGATTCTGAGGCGGTGGACGAAGCTCGACGGGGACCGGGCGACGGTCAAGAGCTACGTGCAGCAGGTGATGGAGTACTGCCTGCCGCGGCGGGCCACGGTCACGGCCCAGCGGACGGAGGGCCAGGACCTGCACGCCGAGCTCTTCGACTCCACCGCCGAGACGGCCCTGGAGCGGTTCGCTACGGGCCTCTACGACTACATGTGGAGCCCCGCGCGGCAGAACTTCATGCTCCTGCCGCCCATCGAGGACGCCCCGTCGGCGAAGGAGGGGTCGCGGGCCCTGCAGCGGATCAGCGAGCGGATCAGCGGCCACCTCCGCCAGAGCAACTTCGAGGAGGCGTTCTACGAGACGGCGCTCGACCTCGGGTCGGCGGGCCTGGCGACGATGGAGCCGTCGCGGGGGCTCGACAGCCTGTACGAGTTTCAATCGCATCCCTTCGAGCAGATCGTCTTTTCTGAGAATCGAGGCGGCCGCGTGGACCTGGTCCTTCGCCGGTTCCCCTGGACGGCCAGGCAGATCGTCCAGGAGTTCGGCGAGGGGGAAGCCCGGGTCGGCAAGAGCGTCTGGCAGTGGTACCAGGAGGCGCAGGGCCAGGGCCGCGAGCGGTCCTTCGAGCTCGTGCACGCCGCGATCCCGAGGACCGAGTTCACGCCCGGACGAAGGGACGTCTGGAACATGCCCATCGCCAGCTTGTGGGTCTCCGTGACCGACAAGCTGGTCCTTCGGCGGAGCGGCTGGCCGCAGATGCGATACCTCGTGACGCGGTTCGCCAAGGCCTCGGGCGAGAAGCACGGGCGTTCGCCGGGGATGAAGAGCCTCCCGGACATCAAGATGCTCAATAAGATCGAGGAGACCCTGATCGTCGGCGCCGAGCAGGCCGTCCGCCCCTCGATCCTCGATCCCGACAACGCCCTTCAGCCGGACCCGGACGGCAAGATCCGGTTTTATCCCGGCTCCATCCTGCGTTACCGGACGAACGCGATGAATCCGGGCGTCAAGCCGGAGCCCTTCATGTCGGCGGGGCGCGTGGACTTCGGGCATGAGTACGCCGAGGCGAAAAGGGAGATCGTCAAGCGGGCCTTCTTCAACGACCTCTTCCTGATGCTCGGCGACGACAAGCGAAGGACGGCGACGGAGGTGCGGACGCTTTTGGCCGAGAAGCTCTCACTCCTGGGCCCGGCGTTCGGGCGGATGAAGGTGGAGCTGTTCGACCCGATGGTTCGCATCCTGGTCTCCATCCTGGCCGAGGAGCCCGAGCTTCTCTCCGGCGTGCCGCTCGAATACCTGGACCTGGCCAATATCCGCTACATCTCGACGCTCGCGATCGCGATGGAGTACGCGGAGCTGTCGCTGATCGAGGACGCCCTGCTGTTCTTGTCGCCGCTCGGGGAGCTCGATCCGACGATCTTCGACAACCTCTCCTTCGACGAGATCTGTCGCGGCTTCTTGCAGAAGATGGCGTGGCCGACCGGGTGGCTCAAACCGGTCGGCGAGGTCAAGGCCCTTCGCGAGGCCCGCATGGCGGCCCAGGCGCAGCAGGTGCAGCAGCAGATGGCGATCCAGCAGGCGGCCGAGCTCGGGCGGCTCACGAAGCGGCCCGAGTCCGGCTCCCCGGCCGAGGCGATGATGGCGCAGGCGGCGTAGCGGCAAGAGGGCCACAGAGGGCACAGAGAAGGAGAACAGGAACATGGGATCACCGAAATCCGACCAAGTCGACCTGGCCTACCGGTCCTTTGCGGACTCGGGGCCCGGGGCGATCGTCCTGGCCGACCTGGAGCAGCGGTTCGGACGAAACCCCTTCTCGCCGGGCCAGCAGGACGTGACGGCTTATAACTGCGGGGCGATGGCCGTCCTGCAGTACATCGGCGACCGCCTCCGGGCCGCCGACGAACGGGAACGGAACGTACCGGTGTGTGTGGAGACGACGGCAAATGGCTAAGGGACAGGGACAGACGCAGGAACAGGAGATGGACGCGCAGGAGATCGAGCAGCTCGATGCCTGCCGGCGGGCGCTGACGGAGCTCGGGCGGATCGCGACGGCGGGCGAGCGGGTCGCGACACTCAAGAAAGAGGACGGGACGGAGTCGGCCCCGCCGGCCAGCGGCGTCTATCGGATCAACCGCTGCCGCCACCAGGTGGTGATTACGGCGGCCGACATCGAGGCGGCCCGATCGGCGGCAACGAAGGGGACGCTCGCCGAGTGCCGAAAGGCGCTGCGGCCGTTCCGGCTGCCCGGCGATCCCCGGATCGAGGACGCCGACGCGGCGGTCTACGTCTTTCCGGCCGAGGGCGGCGGGGACGTGCCGGTCAGTAACGCCTTCATCGACCGGATCGCGGAGCTGAGCGCGTGAAGCGTGAAGCGTGAAGCGTGAAGCGGAAATCATAAATCGTAAATCGTAAATCGCGAGTGACAGGGACACGACGGTAACGTATGGAACCGACAACGACACCGACAACAGTTGCACCAACCGGCGCCCCGCCGGCGGCGCCCGCCGCCGCGTCGCCCGGGTCACCGGCCACGGGCCACGAGTCGCCCGGCCTCGTCAATGCCGACGGGACGTTTGCCGAGGGCTGGCTCTCGCACGGGGCCATCGAGGCGGACCTCCGGAGCGATAAGACGCTCGGGCGGGTCAAGAGCGTTGGCGAGATGGCCCGGATGCTGGTCAATGCCGAGAAGATCCTCGGCAACAAACGCTCGGTGATCCCGACGGACCCGGCGGACACCAAGACGATCGACGCCTACTACCGGGCCGTCGGCTGGCCGGAGTCGGCCGACAAGTACCCCGAGCTCAAGCCGCCGGCCAACCTCCCCGAGGGCATGAAGCCCAACGACGAGATGACCAAGGCCTTCCGCACCTGGTGCCACGAGGCGAGGCTCACGCCGGAGCAGGTGCAGCACCTCGCCGCCAAGATCTGGGACTGGAACATCGCGGACCACAATAACGGCCAGGCCGAGCGGGCGAAGGCCGTCGAGGAGGGCCGGGCTGCGTTTCGGACGAAGTACGGTGCGACGGCCGACGCGATGGTCCAGCTCGGCAATACGGCGGCGGCGGCGTTCGCGGACGCCCCGCTCCTGGAGCGGCTCAAGGGCAAGGGACTCCTGGAGGACCCCGACTTCCTGGAGCTGATGGTCGGGGTGGGCCAGGCCGTCTCGCCGGATCGGCTCCACGCGCGAAGCGATGGGACGGCCGACGCCGGCGGCATCCAATCGAAGATCGACGAACTGATGGCCTCGGACGCCTACCGCGACGGGAGGAATCCGCGTCACGCGGCGATCCAGGCCCAGGTCGAACAGTTATTCAACCAGCTCGGCAATACCAGACAGTCCGCCGCATAGCGGATCTGGGTTGCCGGCACGAAATCGCGGGCAGTCTCGGTCACGCCGGGATCCGCGGCCGGGCGCGGCTAAACGCAGACACGGCAGGGTCCGTGAGTCGCCGGGCGTATCCGGCGGCGTATCGGGGAGCCCTCCAATCCAAACGAAACGTTTTGATTAGGGAGTTCTCCCATGCCTTACAATCCGACACCCGCCCACGTGGCGCAGTATTCGTCCAACGTGCGCATCCTGGCGGAAGAGACGCGGGCCCTCTTGCGGCAGATCTGCGACGTCAAGACGTGCCACGGCGGCATGTTCTACGGCGATCGCCTCAAGGGGTCCAATACGGTCCGGCGGACGGGGCGGCACAGCCCCTCGCCCTATACCCCGGTTCAGCATGACCGGCGCCGGGGCTGGCTGTACGACGACGAGTGGGGCGAGTTCCTCGACAAGCAGGACGATCAGAAGGTCCTCGTCGAGTACAAGGGCAAGTTCGTGACGCTCTGCGTCAACGCCTTCAACCGCTCGGAGAACCAGCTCATCATCGACGCCCTCGGCGGCGCCGCCTACAGCATCACGACGCCGGCCGCCGCCTCCGGCGCCGAGGCCGTCACGGTGGTGAACAACTACGACGCCGGCGAGTGCCGGCTGATCGCCAGCGACGGCACCCTGGTGACCGCCGGCAGCAACCACAGTGACAAGACGGCGACGAGCCTGACGATCGCCAAGCTCGCCCTCTGCGGCCAGCTCTTCGACGAGGCCGGGTTCACGGCGGAGAACGGCCTCGACTTGACGCGGTACTTCATCAGCAACCACTACAACAAGTGGCAGCTCCTCCAGACGACCGAGGTCAAGAGCGTCGACTACAACACCGTCAAGGCCCTGGCCGAGGGCAAGATCGATACGTTCATGGGGTTCAAGTTCCTGTGGATGGAGGACCTGCCCGTCGACCCCACGGAGACGGACTGCATCAACTCGTACGCCGTCGTGCAGGGCGCGGTGGCCCTGGGCGTGGCGCAGGAGGTCGAGACGCAGGTCTATCAGCGCGGCGACTACTCGCAGGCCTGGTACTGCTACGGCTCGGCGAGCAAGGGCGCGACCAGGCAGGAAGGGCCCGGCGTCATCGAGATCAACCTGAAGAAGGCCGCGTAACGCGCGTGACGCGTGACGCTCATAACTCCGAAAGGATCGGATCATGAATCTACCGAAATTCGACCTGGCCCCGTTCGTGGGGCCCATCTCGCGGCCGACGGACCTGGACCTGCTGCTGACGACGCAGAACCATCCGTACGGGCGGCGATTCATCACGTGGGACGGGCGGGTCTTCAAGTACTGCCGCTCGGCCGGGACGCTCTACGCCGGCTACGGCGCCGCCAACGGCGCCAACGCCACCGTGGCCCGGCTGATCAACTCCGTGACCCCGGCGGCCTACACGGCGGGTCAGAACGAGATCGTCCTGACGATCGCGGCCACCGAGGGCCAGGCCGGCGACGGCGTCATCGCCGAGAACGAGATGGCCGGGGCGTTCCTCGTCGTGGACCACGGGGCGGCGGCCCTGACGGAGAACCGGATGGTCATGGCGAATACGGCCGTCGCCTCGGGCGGGGGCAGGACGCTGGTCCTGCTCGACGAGCCCCTGGCCCTGGCCCACGACGCCGGGGTGGCGTGCGAGTGCCCGCTCAATCCGTACCGCTACCTCACGAAGGGGTCGCTGGAGTACAACGCCTTCATGTGCGTTCCCCGGCAGGCAGTCACCAGCGGGTACAACTTCTGGGGCCAGACGTGGGGCCCCTGCTGGTGCGTCCCCGGCGGCGGCGACGCCTCACCGGGCGATACGGCCAACGACCGCATGGCGTATTTCGTGGGCGACGGCTCCGTCAACTTCGGATACGCCCTGACCGTCGAGAGCGGCTACCAGCCCGCCGGCTTCTGCATCGACACGACGGCCAGCGGGACCGGCGCCATGCCGCTGGTGATGCTGCAGATATCCATCTGAGGCGGCGTAGAAGCGTGGAAGCGTAGAAGCGTGAAGCGTGAAGCGTGAAACGTGAAACGGAAATCGGAAATCGTAACTCGTAAATCGCAAAGGAGTTCATGATGGCGGACGAGAAGGAAAAACCGCCGGCCAAGGCGGAAAAACCGGCCGCGACGGCCGAGAACGGACTGAACGTCTACGTCCAGAAGCGTCTGGCGGCCGAGCGAAAGGCGAAGCCGTGATGGAAGACAATCGCGGCGAGCTGGTTCCGATGGACGTGACGCCCAGGGAGCTGCTGGATGAGGCCGCCTGCCGGCAGAGGCGGGCGGGCTATCCGGTGACCCGGGACGGCCGCGTGCGTCCGATCCGGCCGACGATGGTCAACCCGTGGGGCCAGCCGAAGCTCAACGTCTGGCTTCGGGACGCCCAGGGCCGTCTGATCGACTGACGAGAATGCCGAGCCGCCGGGGCCGAGCGTGTTCCCTGTTCCGCCCCGGCGGCCTTTCTGAGTGACGCGATGCTCAGGCGTGCGAAAACGGACCACTTCGACCCTCGCTCGACGCCGCCGCCGACGGCCCTGCCGGGCGTGCAACCGAAAGAAGGGAATAGGCCACAGAGGGCACAGAGGGCACAGAAAAAACCAGTGGAAGCGTCGAAGCGGAAATCGTAAGTCGTAACTCGTAACTCGTAACTCGCAAAGGAGTGACCATGAAACGCGCGGGATGGATTGCGGTGGGCCTGCTGCTGGCGGCGTGCCTGGCCATGGCGACGACCTATACGGCACCCGTGCCGCTGGGCTCGCGGAGCGACTGGCCGACGAACCGCTACGCCTCGCCGGTCGAGGGGCTGATCGTGGTCGATTGGACCAGCAGCGACATCAACGACGTCTCGGAGGCCCTGGAGACGCAGCTCTCGGGCTACCTGCAGCGGATCGTCTGGGACCACGACGGCAACGACGGCGACTGGTCGATCAGCGTGGCCGACGCCGCGGGGGTGACGATCTTCAGCGACGCCGACGCCAACGCGGTCAACGACCCGTGCTCGTACGTCTGCGATGCCCCGGGGATCGCCTTCCACGGCGGGCTCACCCTCTCGATCGCGGACGCCAACAACGGGCGGGCCTGGGCCGACGGGGACGGGACGGAGGTCACCGTCCGGCTCTACATCCGGGAGGCCTGGAGGCAATGAGGCGACGGAGCGTGAAAGCGTGGAAGCGTGGAAGCGTGGAAGCGTGGACGCTCTGCGCCCTGCTGCTGATGCTGGCCGGGCCGGCGGCTGCGCTGCCGCCCTCGACGTGGTACATCGACCCGGCGGCCTCGGGCGCCAACGACGGCACGAGCTGGGAGGACGCCTGGACCGCCTGGCACTGGCCGGGCGACGGCGTGACGGCCGGCGATACGATCTACGTCAAGGGCCGCGTGACCGAGGACATCTCGCAGACGACGCCCGACAACGGCGAGACCTGGACGACCTACATCGCCGACCCCGAAAGCTCGGCGACCCTGACCGTCAACGTCCGGCTGGGGCCCACGAGCTCGCAGACGACGACGCGGCAGGCGTACTACGAGTTCCGCGGATTCGATGCCCCGGCCGGTTTCTACTTCCACGACGTCAACGCCGTGAAGGTCGCCGACTGCAACGTCTGCAATCTCGACACCGTCTACGCAGACTATCCGGGCCCGTACAGCCCGGCCTACTCCGCCGGCTCGGCGGCCCTCTACTGCAAGGATGCGCTGAACATCACGATCGAGGACTGCAATATCTGGCGGGGGTACGCCGGGATCTACGCCATCGAGGACAACGCCCAGCCGCTCGGGGACTCCATGACCATCAGCGGCTGTTATATCCACGATGTGGCCGCCCGGGCCATCCACCAGATGTACAGCAACTCCGTGATCGAGGATACCTGGATCGCCGACGCCAACGCCGGGCACACGGAGGTCACCATCGCCGGGACGCTGACCGGCACGATCGAGGCCGGCGACACGGTGACCCAGGAGACCACCGGGGCCACCGGCTGGGTGAACCGGATCACGACGGCCCTCTACGTCATCTACACCTGCGACCGCACGGCCGTCGAGTTCGAGGCCGGCTATACGATCAACAAGGACGGCGGCGGCGGGTCCTGGGCGGCCACCGGCGTCGACGCCGTCCATACGGACGGATTCCAGCTCGAGGGCGGCTCGGC